GAGCTCCCTGGGCAATCATCTTGCCTTTCCTCATATTGAGGTCTTTGCGGATTATAATAACTTGTTTGGGTGCGTCCTCTCTATACATCTTCTGGATTTACTTTTTTAAGGGCATCTTTTGGCAGTTCAAAAAAAGGACTTTCTGAATCTTTTTCAGAACAAATAATTCCTTTGTTGTTCATGTAACTAGAAATATAAAGAGGGTATTCAAAAACAATTTCACCTTCTTTAAAGTTCCGGTGTAACCATTCGCATTCATTCACCGAAACATCTCTTGTCAATCGAAATCTCGGAGTTTCCATAATTTTTATATTTAGTGCCAATCGGCATTTTCATCATTGAATTCCGGTCTGTCATCAGGATCTGGATGAGCAATCTCATCTCCAAACATTTTCTTGAGCTCTTCCTGTCTTTCAAGTAAAGGCCTCCAGTTATATAAGGTTCCAGGTCTTTCAACTATCCCAACAGACATATAGTTATAATGATCCGGAGGAAGAGTTTTGGATTTTTCAATTTTATTGATAGTAGCTATACCACCGGCAAAATCATCCGCACCTCTGTAAACATACAATGAGGTAGGAACATAAATCTTTTGGCCAATCTGAGGTTCAGGAACAGGAGGCTGATTTTCCATTGATTTTCTCCTGGCTTCCAACCTTTCCTCTATTTCCCTATCCTTTTTCATGATATGTCTTCAATTTCGTTATACATATAAGCTCCGATAGTTCCATCTTCGTGTTCGACCCACCATAAATCACCTCCAGCACCTGGAACATATCCTCTATAAATCCCCTTTTGATTAGGACGTCTGCAAGTAATATGTTTATCTTTTACAAGAAATCCCCTACATTCATTAGATTCCATTATTTTTTGAGTAGTTTTTACTGGAATTCCTACTTTAGGCAAATGCCCATCCGATTTTGCTTTTTCAACTGGTCCCATACTTCAATTCTTTAGACAAATATACTAATAATTCCCCAAATAAAAAAATATTTTTAATATTATTTTATGTTTAAAAGATACTTACAAACTTCAATCATTTTAACATCCCCGGTATGTTTTCCTGCTACATCAGATAATTTAATAGTAGGAATCCATTCATCTTCTGGAGTTGGTTTTGCTGCACTCATTTTTATAACCATATTCAAAGGAGTTACCCCAACATCATTGGATAAATTTGTTCCAATTCCAAAGGAGCATTTAATTTTTCCGATGCAGTAATTTTGAATATCCTTAGCAGTATCCGGATCCAAGGAATCAGAAAATACGATGGTTTTGGATAAAGGATCGATCCCTAATTTTTTATAATGTGCAATGAATTTATCAGCAAATTCGAATGGATCCCCGCTATCCTGACGAACACCATCATACAACTTAGCGTATTTCATATTGAAGGCCTTAAGAAATGCTTCTGTTGTGAAAGTATCTGCAAGTGCAGTTCCAAGACTTCCATTGTAAACATCTGCCCAATGTTTAAGACCGAGTTCATTTGCCATCTGAAATCCATATTTTGCAGCATGGAACATAAACCATTCATGAGCTTCAGTTCCTATAGGAGTTAAATTATAAAGATGTGCCAAATGAACGTTTGAAGTACCCACGAATAAGCCTTTTCGCATTCGGTTGCTTAGGTCCTCTACCATTTCTTTTTGTACATCATAAGAAAATCTCCTTCTAGTTCCAAAATCCGCTACTTTGATATTTGCATAATTAAAAATAGCTGCTTTCTTCTGGTTTGTATCTCTACGGGTTGTTTCATCGTATATGGAATGGAAAGTCATTTTAAAATAAAGCTCTGATATGAGAGCCATAAGAGGGACTTCCCAAAGCACGACTCTAAACCACCACCCCTCAATATTTAATTCTAATTTGCCTCCATCTTGTATTATTCCGACTTCAGAGGAATTATATCTATATCCTTCTAAAAAATCAAAATATGACTGGTCGATATATGGGCATCTTTTAATAAAAAAATCTTTTTCCTGAGGAGATAGTTTTAAACTCTCCATTAATTTGATTTCTTCTCTTAATTTTTCGGCAAACCCATCAGGGAATTCAACCTCTGACCGCAAAAAAAGCTTATACCTGACCTTTGCCGTAGGAAAAAGTTTTAAAATAGCAAAATCCATCGAAAACTTATAAAGGTCATTGTCAAGTAAAGATTTGATTATCATAGTGTTATGTATTAATTGTTACGTACTTTAGATATTTTTTTACATTTCCATCCTTCAACGTTATTATCTGTATTATAGATTTTGATTATACGTTTATAAGATATTTTATTTAATTTACAAAATTGTTTTATATTTCCTTTTACTTTAAATATTTTTTCATTAGGAGAAATAAATTCATATATGTGTGCATTAGGATTTTTTATTCCTAAATTATTTTCTCTATTTTTAATTCTACCTTCTGGTGTTTTGGTAGGGCATTTTTCTTTCATCCGTTTGCTTAATTTTTTCTTCCCATCATCAGTCATTCTATAGCGTTCTATTTTTCCTGTTTCATATAAAAGCTTTATGCTTTTTGATATTTTTTCTTTATGATTTTTGGATAAATGTTTTCCAAAACTGGGATTTTTTTCACCTTTGCCTATACCTTTCTGCTTTTTTGTATTTTTTTGTTTTTCTATAATTTCTTTTTTATTTGGATTTTTAGAAATTGTATCACCTCCGTCTCCGCCTTTTGATATATTATATCCATTGGGTATAATCGTGTTTAATTCATTAATCCAAAAAATCTCTTGTTCATTTAATTCTTCTAAAGAAAAACATTCCTGAATTATTTCTTTTTTAAAGTTTTCCTTTCCGTATTTTTTAATGGCATTTTTAATTATTTTTCCCGAACCAAAATAATCTTTTCGATTATTCTTATCTTTTCCTACGTAACACTTTTGATTAATAGTGTTTATTATTTTATAAATTTGCATGAATATATTTTATTTTATATATTCATGGGAACCTCCCAAAGAATGGTTATTGTCGTATTAAAAATATAATAGCTCGGGTATTCTTTTTAACAACTAAAGTCATGGAGATTTTTTTATCAAACTTCCATATTCTAAAAATTTCAGAATTCCCTAGCCAGATACTCATATCTAAGTCTTTATAATTATTGATATTTACATTTTCGTCTATCAATTCATCACTTAGCTCGGGATTATAAAAATCCTTTTTATTAATTTCCAATATTTCTTTTGCCCGGTCAAAACAATGTTTTAATCCTACTACTGTTTCTTCAAACGGTATAACATAAGAAGAATCAGAAAGTTGCATTAATACTTCATATTTAAATGGATCAAATGGTATCGCATTCTTAAAAGATACTCCATTAATTTGTCCCATTATAAAAGGAGACAAAAGTACGAACACTAACAATAAAATTATTCTCTTCATTTGTCATTTTTTTTAGCATAAAAATATGTTATTTCTTTAATCTCTGTTAAATCCAAAATTTCAAATCCATAAGATTCAAGGAATTTAAAAAAGTTTCTTTTTTTGAAAATAGACCAGATTTTATATGTTTGTATAAATCTTCCACAAATTACCCCATCTCTTTTTAATACCATGCTTATACTGTCCATAAGACCTACCATCTCGTCAGTGCTCTTTACAATTCTTGGATTAATAATAACCTGAGTTTCCTTTAGTTCCTCAAGGTCAAAATAAAAATGGCCAGAAGGAAGGAATAAAGTTTTTGTTTTATTATCCAGGATTCGCTTTTCAGAAATATAATTTTGAAAGTCTTTTAAATCTGTTTTTTTAAATTCCTCAATCTTTTTTATTGAAATCATAATTAAAATATTAAAGATCCCTCGTCATCCCATTGAGAATAGAGTTTTCCATTTTCTCTAAGGATAACATATTTTAATGATTCATTATTTTCTTTCGACATGCAATCATCATCAATAACGGTGCTCATTCCTTCGATTGAATAAACAAAGGCTCCAAAAGGAAGTTTATAAAGGAGTTTTCCCCTCCCCGGCTTAAATCCCCCTTCCTTTTCAAACAATCTTCCTTGAATATAACACTTGATATTATAGAGTGTTTCGTCTGTACATGAATGTTTTTGAACGTATTTTGTTTGATCTGAATCGTCATCTCCGTGATATAATTTACGGAAAGTAACTTGATCTGCTCCAAGGGATTTACAGGCTTCTATAATTTGTGAAGGATGATAATTATCATATTCTTCGTACATATTGAGAGAAAGCCGTAGATTAAAACCTGAATTTTTAATAAGTCTGCATCTTTCAGAAAGGAGGAATCTCATTTTCTCAGGCATTACAATAAGATCTGCATTTCTAGCTGAATCAAAAACATTTGAAACAGAAAGAGAAATTGTACTAACTCCCAATTCTTTAAGAAGTGCTAAATTATGATATTTGTTTTCGATGTTACCCGTTTTTCCATTAATAGCTTCATCGCATTCATCAAGCATAACACCGGTTGTTTGGAATTCAATATTAGGAAACGGGTGATTCATTTTACGGAAAATATCTGCAAGACGGCCAAGGAAATGGAAATTCTGAAAAGCCTCTCCTGTTCCTGTTATGATACAGGTGTTTACCCCATTCATAACGGCCCATTT